CTGAGATTACATTTGTGTTAAAAATGCAAACAAACCGGTTTCGCTAGGGCGGACACTTGTACGCTAATCGTGAATAGATTAACTCTACACCGGCAACAATCAGGACCTCTCATCCCGACAACTAAACCAGCAGATGCGCATCACTGCGCAGAGCCACTGGGGTTTACCCCTATACGTTTTTTGTTTGCAAAACTTGGTGCCCTGGGTCGGACTCGAACCGACACATATTTCTACGCCAGAACCTAAATCTGGTGCGTCTACCAATTTCGCCACCCGGGCCTGACTATCATAATAACACATAACATCTAATGTGTCAATCAATTTGGCGGAAGACGGAGGAGTCGAACCCCATCCCTGTTAAGAGAACCTGGTTTTCAAGGCCAGTCGCGGGACCAACCCCACTGCATCATCTTCCGTAATTGGTCTCGGTAGCCGGAATCGAACCTACGCTCGAACGTCCCAAACGTTCAGTGATACCATTTCACCATACCGAGCTTGTGTGTGGTACCTGGACACGGTTTCGAACCGCGGACCCTCTGCGTGTAAAGCAGATGCTCTACCCCTGAGCTATCCAGGCAATAATATTATAAATCAAAACCAAAAACGACGCTAAAATTTTGTGAGCGAGCTTGATCTAGATCAACAGTGTACTCTTTAAATGTTTGCCAACTTTGTTCTTCTGGTGTCTGAGTTTCTAAAATACGGTTAACGCTGACCAATTGCGAATGCACAGTGGCCACATCATGTTGATCTAGTCCAGCTGATTCGAGTATGGGCAACGATTTATCAATAGAGGCTATTGCATGTTTGCGGGCAACGCCGCTGAGCACTGACGGATGTAGCATGCCTTCAACCACAATCATGTCTAAACTGGTGTGATACCTTTTTCTGTAATCACATACAAATGCAATCACCTTGTCGACATCTAGTACGTTATACGCATTAAGGGCTATGTTTGTATTGATACCAATACGATTGTTATCAAGTCTCATACGACCGTAAAATTCTAAATTTTCCAACATACGCGGCCAGTTGGTACCATCTCGAGTGTACTCAGCCACAGTATCTACTCCATCTATGCTGAGAGTAAGTTGTACGTATTTAAATTGCGAAAAGCACTCGACTATTCTTGGATTTATAGTGCTGACATTTGTAGTGACTTGTAATGTGATATCCTTGCCATGCCCTTGTTCAACTATGGCGTTTGTAATTGTTAACATGCCCGGAATAATCATTGGCTCGCCACCCGTGAAGTTGATCCATTTGAGATCGGGAATTAGTTCTACAATGTCATCAATGAATTCTTCATCATTGGACCGGTGCCCAAGATCTGAGTCAATGTGCCATTTTTTAAGTGAGGGGTTGTCACGAACCTCTCGATCAATCAAACTGCTCCAATTGGGTTTGCAGATCCTGCATCGGAAATTGCACAAATTGCTCAGTCTAACTTCAATTGCCTGTGGACGGCTTGGTGCATCAACATCTCGAGAGAATTCAATTCCGTTTAGTTCATGTGATCGAAGAAAAATTTGTCTAAGGCTTTTGCCGCCCTGTTCTTCGGTGGTTTTACATCGTTGACAACTTTCTGTTAGATTGCCTGATAACAATCCTTGCTTGACAATTTTTACATGCTCACTTGCTAGAAATTGTTTAGGACTAGACATCTTGACCGGAGCATGCCCACAGCAAACACTTTGTTCGTCGTAGCAAAAGAATCCTCCATGCCAAGGAGAAGAGCAGTAGAATTCACTCATCAGACTGCTCCGATGGAGCGGGGTAGGGGAATCGAACCCCTCGCTTTAGCTTGGAAGGCTAAGGTATTGCCACTATACGAACCCCGCATTATTCTGATTCCTTGCCAATGTTATCAGCATGATATTTTGGATCAACTTTTTTGGCAATAAAATTTGCAAAGCTCTTGTGAGCTGACAAAAAATAATGCCCTGATTTTGTGTTGTTGAACCCACGATCAACTGCCCAGTTGCAAAACTCAGTTTGCCCTAAGGGGCGATATATTGAATCGGGAAATTCATATTCTTGTACTGCACCAAAGCTGTCAAGGTTGATAACAGGAATATTTTTTTGTGCTGCCATGGTATTCAATGCCAGTATATTTTTTAACTTGTTCATACGACCCCACCAACGATCGGCATGATGAGTAATCCATTGTTTTTGATATGCAACTATATCGTTGTGATTGTCAACTGGTTCTCCAGTGGCTTGACCCTCCAACATTATTTTATCTGGAATAACTTTTGAAAAATTGATTTTACCACCAGCAAGGCCGATCCATTCACCTTCCTCGTAGTCCCAAATTTCAGTGCGTTCGCCTCCGGTCCAGCAGGCAATTACAACATCAGGTTTTACTCGCTCTTTGTAAGGATTACAATAGGTTTCGAATATTCTAAAAATTGCATCGTTTGATCCACCAGGGATGGCATGATTCATTGGATGGTATCCTAGTAATTGGGACAGTTGAACCGGATAACTCATAAAGTATCCAAAGTATTCTCGCCCATAATTTAGTAAATCCACGTCTGGCTCTGTGTTCATTTCTGAACCGGCAGCGTGACTGCATCCAAGTATAAGTGCTTTTTTCATGGAAATATTTATAGACTAATATTATACATTAGTAAAAACTGGTCGGTCCTGAGAGAGTCGAACTCCCAACTTCCAGTTTCGAAGACTGGCACTCTATCCAATTGAGTTAAGGACCGATATGTGGCAGGAGATATAGGATTCGAACCTATGCGTGTCGGAATCAAAATCCGATGCCTTGACCAACTTGGCGAATCTCCAACAAAGCTATCTGGTGGATGTAAGTAGATTTGAACTACTGACCTACTCCGTATGAAGGAGTTGCACTACCGCTGTGCTATACATCCTGGGGTGCATGATGGGATTCGAACCCACGTATATCGGAATCACAATCCGAGGTCTTAACCACTTGACGACAAGCACCATATAGAAACACACTGCGTCAACGTGTTTTTATATGGTAGGACGTATTGGATTCGAACCAATGACCAATAGATTAAAAGTCTACTGCTCTACCAACTGAGCTAACGTCCCACAAATCTTCTCACTCTTATCACTGTCCATTTGGACTCTCCTTTTAAAATCTGGTAGCCTGTAGAGGTTACGATCCTCTGTCGCTCGATTATCAGTCGAGTGCTCTTCCATTGAGCTAACGGGCTATAAATATCTCACTTATGCAATTATCAAACTACTGCTCATTGCCCTTCAGGGGCATGCAAATTGAATGTAATGGCGAATTAAAACCTTGCTGTCTATACAAACCACATCTTGACAAGAGTATTAAACAATACCACATCAGTGAATATCAAGACTGGTGGACATCTCGTCTTACTCCGTTGCGTCAAACTGTGTTAGACAATCAAATTGATCCAGGGTGTGCTTCTTGTTTTGATTCTACTATCAAAGATCATCCCATGAAATTAGTAGCAGACAAAATGTTTAATTACACCACACAGGTTAGTAATACTCCTGAATGGTTGGACATAAGATTTGGTAATTTTTGTAATCTCAAATGCCTAATGTGTACTCCTCGGAATTCCAGTCAAATTGAACAGGAATACCACAGTAATGAATCTTTATATGGACAACAAGGTATTCATTATATTCGACAAAAGTATTCTGACAATTGGTGGGACCGCCCTGACCAATTTCAGCGAGTAGTTGACATTGTCAATCGCGCTCGCTACGTGAACTTTTCTGGCGGAGAACCTCTGATGATGCCAGCATTGTATCGATTGTTAGATGCAATGAACTCTGACTGTACAATTACATTTAACACTAATCTTACTCGTGTTACAGACCAAGCTATACAATATTTTAAAAAGTTTAGTAACATTATGATTAGTGTGAGCCTAGATGGGGTTGAGTCTCATCAAGAGTACATTCGCTGGGGTTCAAATTGGCACGAATTGGACAACAATATTCAAAAAATATTTGCACTTGATAGTGTTTCAGTAAACTTCAGTTACTTACTACAACATACATCAGTTTATACTTGGCCTGCAATGTGGCGGTATCTTGAGCAATTTGATCAACACATTATGGTATATCCAGTTTATGCTGGAACAATCAATGATGGTATGCTTACACAAAATTCAGTTGTGCCTGCTGACATGCAAAAATTTGCAGACTGGCATCGAGCCAACTCAACACCTTACGATTCTGCAATTGATCAATGGATTGGCAGCTACAAGTTTGATCTTGTTAAACATCAACAGTATCGAGATTATGTAGGTATGCTAGATAAGATTCGAGGCTGCAATTTTGTAAAAACATTCAATCCATCTTGGTAACTTGGTGCCGACTATCGGATTCGAACTGATGACCTATCGCTTACAAGGCGATTGCACTACCACTGTGCTAAGTCGGCTAATTGGCTCCCCAACGTGGGCTCGAACCACGGACCAACAGATTAACAGTCTGCTACTCTACCGACTGAGCTATTGGGGAATTGATTGATATGGCCGAGAGCCAGGGAGTCGAACCCTGTGACCGTTATACACAGTCTACAGATTAGCAATCTGCTGCATTACCATCCTGCCCGCTCTCGACATGCTATTATATAGCAGACACATTGCTGTGTCAAATTAATTTGGTGGACCGTCCCGGGATCGAACCGGGGACTGAAGCTTGCAAAGCTACTGTGTTCCCATCTATACCAACAGCCCATGATTGGCGTACCCACTAGGACTCGAACCTAGACTGACGGTTTTGGAGACCGCGATGCTGCCATTACACTATGGATACCCAACACACTCTTGCGAATGTGTGTATTAAAGCACTCTAAAATACTTAGGCTGCCTGTTCTTAAAGAATGCTTTAATACGCTGTAATTTTTCATCTCACAAAAGAGACTCTATCCTACAGGCCGCCCATTTGCAGTTTTGAGTGATGCAGGCTCTCGTTGCCATTGCACTAAAAGAAAAACCCTGGAGTGTTTAGTTCCAGGGTCCTTTGGGTAGAATACTATTGTACTTTACACGGACCCCGGGTCTCCTGGAATGCTATTCACGCGACCGTTCGCATGTGACCAGGCTGAAGGCTGGATAAACATGGATGGCTTAGCAAGTGAATAGAATTTTGTTTTCATCATGTACCTATTGTAACGCATTTATGGTTGTTTGTCAACCTTTTTTTGAACTTTTATTTATCAAGTTCGCCTAATTGGTTGCGGGAGGAGGAATCGAACCTGCCATCTGTGAGCTTATGAGACTCACGTGCGACCACTACACTTTCCCGCGATAATACTTATTTGATAACAATACTGCTTTGTGTTTAAAGGTTCCCACTGTATTGCTACACTGGCCTCCTTCCAATAGCATGTGTGACTGTGACTAGCAGTCTGCCGCAACTTTCGTCCGCTCAGCGGCCATTGGATCTATAGTTCCCTAGCAATTGGGCTCTCAGTCAAAGAATTTTTGACACATTGTTATCAAACAGCACTAGGCTGAAATACTGCATCGTAGTCTGTGCCACGCATGCTATCAAGCAGTTTAACATATTCTCTGTAGTCATCATAGAGCTTTTGGTCAAACACAGTGGTTTTTCCTAGCCCTGTGATTATGTTGTACAAATCTTCTCCCCAACGATTGTAAGGATCATCGTGCAACCAATCCACTGTTTCGATCCAATCTGCAAGACGTTTCAAGTCTTGAGGGGGTGCTGTTTCCACGGTCAAGCACGGTGTGCCAGATACCGTGGTTATTCTTAATTCTATTTCGCGACTTTTAACATAATCTACCAAAGCCGGCAAACTGTATACACTAGCATGTTGCAACGTATGATTGACGTTTTTTACCATACCGGGCAACGCTTCTTGAAGCAGAATCATATTTGCAGAAATTTCCTCCCAGTGGCTAGGGTATCTTAGATAGTCATTCATATCTCCAATACCTTCGAGACTCACACTGATCCATAGATTTGTAAATAATTTTAACTTATCCAACAGAACTGGCGGCACACGAGTGAGATTGGTATTAAATTGCAATCTCACACCGGTATTATTACTAGCAATCAAAATATCTAATATTTTCCAAGTGCTTGGCAATGGAAAGGGTTCTCCACCGCTGATGTCAATGCACACAGCATCTTTGAGTTTTTCAGTTAAAAATTCAATGTATACAGGGTCTTCCCACCACTTGTCCGGTTGTGGATGCTGTGGGATCAATTTAATCTGATCAAATGCGTCAGGGTTTTGACTGCGTTCTTGGTGCCATGCACTACTGGCATAAGTGCCGCACATGATGCATCTTAAATTGCAGTGATTGCCCAGTCGTATCTCAAAGTTGTAGATGGGATTATCTACACTTGGCACGGTGTGAGTTTCTGGATGCAATTCGTTGGCTCTTTGTCTCAACGAAGTGTATCCAAGATCTTCTTCTCGAAAACACTTCATACACCCAACATGACGAATTCCTTGATCAAAATCTTTAAGAATCACAGTACGTACATTGTCGTTGTATTCCTGATATTGATCCCATTGGTATTCGAGCGACTGATCACCTTCCGGATACCATTGACAGCAAGGAGTTAAAACACCTTGCCATGTTATTCCCAATCCATGATTAACCATGGAGCATGTTATTTTTTCAGCCATAGGTATTACTTATTTAAAAAAGCCTGGTCAAATGTTATTTTTCGAACAGAGTCTATTGAATGAGTAAATTTAAAAAACTTTGATCGATTGAGTTCATTAAATTTGTACTGATCAGTAAGAACTGCTTTTATATAATCTATTGCAGAATTTAGATTTGTAATATACATTGGAGGGACTGCTCCCTGTACAACAGTGGTCAACACAGGATTATCGACAATAAATTTCTCAATCTGTTCCAGCAGATCATTTACCTGCGCAGGTATGAGAGTGTTTATTTCAAGATAATCATGCCAGGTTACTGTTTGTACTCGTATAATATGCGCATGATCGACACAATATTGTAGCACTGGAATCAGGGTATAATAACTGTAATGCTGTAAAATGTACCCAATATTAAAATATTCAATATTATCTAGAGTATTCAACTGTTGGATATTTGCATCGATGTTTTCCCACTTACTACCATATCTCACGTAGTCATTGTGGGCACCAACACCCTCAACACTAACCACGATATCTAGTTGTTTAAATTTTGATAACAGTTGGTAAACACTGTCTTTGAGAAGCGTTGCGTTGGTTACAATGTTAAGATACACCGACGGAGACAATTGCTCCAAAAAAGCAATTGCCTCAGGTGTGAACAACGGCTCGCCGCCTATTAATCTTACATATTTCAGATTAGCAATCAAGGAAGGTATTAAGTTTTTAAAATCTTCTGATTCGTACCAAACAAATTCTTGATCGTTTATTGGATGTTTGAATGGATTTAGAATTGAAAAATTCTGTTTGATCTCGGTGTTCCAGCTTGAACTACTGTACGGACCACACATGTTGCAACGAAGATTGCAAGTGTTTCCAAACGCAATAGACAGGTGTTCAAGAGGAGCAATGTCAAGCAGGTTAAACGAATCAAGATCTCCGCCAAAATGGTTGTTATAAAATTGTCGTTCACTCAGTTGAATACTACCAACTGGTTCTTTGTTTAACGGACTTTTTGCGCCAGCCTCTTCAATTTCCCAACATCGATGGCACCCTGCATGTTTAACACCGTCTAATAATTCTTGTCTAACTGAATCTAACAGATTGATCTTCCATGTTTTGAAATTTCTAATATGATGAGATTGTTTGTCAAATGATAGACTAGCATCCTCATCGTATGCACAACATGGTGTAAGTTGTCCGGCGTTTCCAATGTTAGCACCAATCCAGGGCATTACGCAAAATGTATCTTTGTTCATGCTGATATTTAACCCTTGGAACACAGGGTGAGATTTGAACTCACGACTTTACGGATTTGCAATCCGTTGCATTTGACCACTCTGCCACCTGTGCATATTTTTTATAGTCAAGCACCGAGAGATGCCGATTTGTCAACAATGTAGCTAGCACTGACAAGCGAATGGCAGTTATGTCAGGACCTGTTCCTCGCACAGTTAGGCCCGAATAGTGACAGCGTCCTGTCACGATACCTTTATCGATGCTTGACTATAAAAACATATTGAAACACACTAACTACCTTGGTATGTACTCAAGTTCACGGAACCGCTACGACCCTATCTTTAATGTGCTTCAATATGCTCTGCATCCCCCGGCGGTAATTATAGTACATCAAGATATGACGCTATCATACCCATCACACGTACCTTCCACCCGCTTCCCGACAGGGACCGTTCTCGCATTGCCAGCGGCCTTTTGGTTCGAAGACTACCACCCGTAGTTGTCACACTACTTCTCATCCTGCGGGTCACAGTATCCGGAGACACCCGGAACGTTCTGGTGGAGATGATAGGGATCGAACCTATCGTGACCGAAGTCGGAGGAGTTACAGTCCCCTGCCACACCATTGCGGCGGCATCTCCATGTGTGGTACTCGATAGCGGAGTCGAACCGCTCTTGCCTGGATGAAAACCAGATGTCCTAACCGATAGACGAATCGAGCAAATAAGGGAGAGCCACGGTTGCAGGACCTAGTGCTCCGAAGAGGAAGTATCCAGGCGATGTGGCTCTCAAAACTTGGCGGTCTGTGGGAGAATCGAACTCCCGTAAGTGGATAGACAATCCACAGTAATAACCTCTATACGAACAGACCAAAATCTACTATATTAAAAAATACTAAAGGAACCATTGTGCATCTATGTCTACCTATACGAACGTCTCGTATAGACCTGCACGGTCATTACTGCCTACATGCTCCGCCGCTTTTCTGAGCATTACTGCTCGGCTTCATGAACTCTGACTATTGAGCGTGGGCGGCCCCACTGTCCTCGCACAAAGTTCCTAACGGTGTAGGTAACCTTTAATACATTTTAATATAGCAACCCTTGTGGGTTACTACATCATTTATTTTTTTAAAGAACATCTAGTTAATTTCTAACTAGTCTCTAGTATAACACAATGGCTAATACCGGTCAATCTGCATTGCAAAACTCCTACAACTTCTAGGGTCTTCTGCAATTTCAGTTAATTTCTTAACTTGTTTCTATTGTAGCAGTGATCTCAAATCTGGTCTACCACTGTTATAATAGCCCTACTCACTATAGGGTTATTGCTTTAGTACTGTGAACACCATAAAACAGCGTTTTGTACGAATACCGTGCCCCAAAAAATCATCTGCACAATGCAATGCAGTATTATCCCAATGCATCATTGCACGTGGTTGCCACAAATTTATACAATCCACTGTTAACCCTTCCAAGTGATTATAGGGAAGATGAGTAAAATACTTTTGCCATGATTCATGATCCACATGATACCCATCAACTAACCCTTCAATTTGAACATCTTCAATTGGGCGTTTCCACCCAGACTGATCATTACCGTGTTGTGCACCCTTGTCAATTTTATCTGCGTCCCAACAACTTAAAAAATTGCGTTGATTAAATATTATGGTATGCGTTTCGGGCCATTGATCCACACTCACAGTTCCTGACATTGGTTCCACATCCATGGGCAACAAAAATACTCGATGTGGAACACGATCAGCATACCAACGAATATCTGCG